GCTATATAGCCAGTTGGGGATCACTCAGAGCATTTTGGATGGTACTGCGGATGAAAAAACGATGCTGAACTACAACAATCGGACAATCGAACCTATTATTTCCGCTATCGTCGATGAGATGAAGCGAAAATTTCTTACCAAAACTGCCCGAACACAGCTTCAATCGATTTCGTTCTTCCGAGATCCATTTAAGCTTGTTCCTGTTAACAACATTGCCGAGATCGCAGACAAATTTACAAGAAATGAGATCATGACATCGAATGAGATTCGTCAAGTAATCGGCATGAAGCCCTCCAATGATCCAAAAGCAGATGAACTCAGAAACAAGAACCTGAGTCAGCCGGCGGATGAGAGGGAGAAGTCTGCAGAAAGCATCGTTAGCAGACTCGATAAAACGGGTGAAATGGACAGCAAGAAATTAAAAACCAGAAGCAAGGAGGAAAATCAAAATGAGTAGACCGTTTTCGGTCGAGGATTGTGATTTCAGCGGCTGGGCTACCAGAAACGATCTTAGATGCTCGGATGGAAGAGTGATTCGTCGTGACGCATTTAAGGGAAACGACGGGATTAAAGTCCCGTTGGTTTGGAATCATCAGCACAACGATCCTCGAAATGTTCTTGGTCACGCTTGGCTCGAAAATCGTGACGAAGGTGTTTACACCTATGGCTTCTTCAATGATACCGAAGCCGGTGAAGTTGGAAAAGTGCTTGTAAAACACGGTGATATTTGCGCGCTTTCTATTTATGCGAATCAGCTTCAGCAGAATGGCCCGGATGTTGTACACGGATGCATTTGCGAAGTCAGTTTGGTGCATAAGGGCGCAAATCCCGGCGCATTTATCGATTCTATGCTGCAGCATGGTGAGAACTCTGAAGATGAGGCAATCATCTACACCGGTATGCCCCTGTCTCTGGCTCACTCTGATACCTCTGAAAAAGAGGATAAGAAAGATGAGGAAGAGAAAAAGAATGCTGATGCCGAAGACAAGAAAAATGAGGACGAGGAGACCATCGCAGATG